CGAGCTGGTCGGTGGTCGTGGACGAGTCGAACACCGAGGTCGATACCACGGGCACGGACGGCTCGGGGGCGATCGTGCAGTCCGACACCAGCGCGGGTTCGGGCACGACCGCAACCGGCAACCTCGCCGCCTTCGCCGATGCCGTCAACAACGCGGCCTTCATGGCCACGATGAACAACTTGAACTCCCCGATCACGGAGGAGGCGGGCTACACCGAGCTTGCCGACCTCGGCCACGCGAACCCGACGCGTCGAGTCGAGACGGAATACAAGCTGGGCGAGGACACCTCCGTCACCTCCACCTTCTCCAGTGCGGCCTGGCACTGCATCGCGGTCGAGGTCAAGAAGGCGGCGGGCGGGCAGATCATCGCCCTCCGGCAGGTCACGGAAACCGATCTCGCCCAGGCGATCTCCTGGGCACCCAAGCGCCGCCTCCTCGGTCAAGTAACCGAGACAGACCTCGCGCAAGCGCTCAGCGGACGGAAAACGAAGGCGCTGGGGCAAGTCACCGAGACGGACCTCGCGCAGGCCCTCACCGCTCGCAAGACGCTGGTACTTGGCCAAGCGACTGAGACGGATCTTGCTCAAGCGATCACCCGCCTCGTCGCTGGGCAGACTATTCCGCTGGGGCAGGTCAGCGAGACAGACCTCGCCCAAGCGTTCGGCGTCCGTAAGACCAAGGCACTCGGTCAGGTTACGGAATCGGATCTTGCCCAAAGTCTTACCTCACGCAAGACCAAGGCGCTAGGTCAAGTAACCGAGACCGATCTCGCGCAGGCGCTCACTCGGGTCAAGACACGTGCTCTCGGACAAGTCACGGAGACGGATCTTGCACAGGCGCTTGCCTGGGCACCGAAACATCGTCTTCTCGGACAGGTCACGGAGACCGATCTGGCACAGGCATTCAGCGTTGTCGGGGGAGCTGTCTTCGATCCCACGCCGGTCATATGTGGGACGGAGACGCTCACCGCCGTCACCTGCGATACGGCTGCTCTCAGCGCCGTTACGCCGGACAGCCTGACGCTTACTCCTTCTTGCTAGGAGGACTATGAATCTCGGAACGATCCGCACCAACGTCGCCAGCGTGCTCGGGATGAAGAACACGGTCGCCGGGGATCAGACGCTCATCGACCAGTGGGCGAACGAGGCCGTCACCGACATCCTCTTGCAGACGGATATCTACGTCAAGTGTGCGGACATGACCCTGACCGTGGACGAGGCGGACTACGACCTGGCGGCCTCGATCTTCAAGATCCGGTACGCCTACCTGGATCCCGTCAGCGGGGACAACCGGCTCATGGAGCGCCGCTCTCCGATGGAGATTCTGGACTACCGCATCGGAACGGCCAACAACTCTGGGCAGCCATACCTGTATGCCCTTCAGGGCGCCAACATGTTCATGGTCTACCCCACCCCCAACGCGGCCGACCTCGTACATGTCTACTACGTGCCCAAGCCGACGGTGCTGTCGGCGGACGCACATGATCCCTCGGGCGCGACTCTGGGCGGAATCCCCACTCAGTACCACGATCTGATCGTGGACTACGCGCTCTGGCGCGCGGCCGACTTCGAGGAGGGGCAGGGAACGCACGATCCCGAGAAGTACGCGCAGCGCTATCTGATGGGGATAAAGGACATCATGCGCGATCTGAACCGCAAGGGGGGGGTACGGGCCGCTCCGGCCATTCGGGCGCGGACGCGCGCTCGCGGCCTCTCCTTCAACGACGTGTACCCGCGCTAGTGGCCCAGCTCACGTCCCTCCAGAACTCCTGGAGTAACGGCTTCAAGAAGGACCACCCTCGAGCGCAGATGCCCCCCGGCACGGCCTGGGAACTCGTGGACCTGATCCTCAACTACGGGGCTCCCGTGCGCGTGCGTGGCGGCTGGGCTCATCATTCGCAGGACATCGCCTCCGTCACCGGTACTGCCTCGCACATCCGGGGCGGCATCTTCGCGGTCTTCGCCACCTCTGCCGGCGCGGCCGTACAGCGCTGTATCGCCATCGACGAGGACGGTCATGTCTTCGATGCGACTACGGCGAGTTCTGCTACTTCCATCGGAGCGGGAGTCACGATCGCGCAGAATCCGGTCTTCCACGGCGGCACGGCGGTCTCTGCGGGCACGATCGTCTATACCGGGCTTGCCATCATCCCCGACTCCACGGGCGCGGCGGTGCCCAAGAAGTACGACGGGACCTCCCTGACCAATCTCGGGGGCTCTCCGCCGCAGGCACGCCGCGCCGCGGTGTACAAGGACTTCACGGTCTTGGGCAACGGTAAGGTGGGAACGACCGAGTTCCCCAACCGCACCTGGTTCTCGCCCGAGGGCGACCCCGACGTTGCAGTCTCGGGCGCGGTTACGGCTTGGGATACGACCGACTCCTGGATCGACTTCTCACAGCCGATCAAGGGCTACGGAGCGACCAAGAACGCCCTGCTCGTGTTCGGGGACTCGATCGTGTCCCGCATCCGGGGTTCTTCCCCGCCGCCGGACGAGGACATGGTGGTGGACGACCCCATGTTCCAGATCGGCCTGCTCGATCCCTTCTCCATCGTCGAGCACAAGGAATCGATCTTCTGGTGCGCCCCGGAGGGGGTCTTTCGCTCGGACGGAGTGGTCCTGGACGACCTGACCAAGAAGGGCGGCATCCTCCGCCACTGGCTCGACCTGGTCAAGAACGCGACCTCCACCTGGACCTTCGCCTCCGGCGTGATTCGCGACCAGATGGTGATTGTGATCATGGATGGGACCACCTTCAAGGACTGCCTGATGGTCGATCTCCAGAGCTACGCCTGGACTCGGCACTTGAATGTGGACGCGCAATCCTTCTGGACGGGGCTTCTAGCACAGGCGGACGAGCTGTACTGGGGCCGGCGGGGAGCCGCTCGCGTCTCCCGTTTCTCCACCATATTCGACGTGGGCAACTCCGCTCTCAAGTTGGACGGTGACGGGGATGCAGTCGCGGGAACGCTCGAGACGCCCTTCTACACCCTCGGCAAGCCCGGTCTCAAGCGCATCCGCAGGCTGTACGTGGGCTACGAGACGACGGACTACGCGACCGACAACCCCGCCCTGACCGTTTCCTACGTGCTCACCCCCGAGGAGACCGCCTATACGGCTCTCACGCCCACCCTGGACGAGCAGACGACCTACAAGCGCGAGCGGCTCACGGTGGCCGAGAGAGGACCTGGAATCGGGCTCAAGCTGGCTAAGGCCAACGCGGGCGATCTCCTGATTCATGACCTGAGCCTAGAGCAGCATCCGCTGGCCGCAACGAGAATCGAACAGTGAGCGAGCTAGAGCAACCCAAGAGATCGCAGATTGGGCCGGAGGCGTTTTTGAGCGCCGAGGAGCGAAAGGCGCTCCAACGCTCGCTCTCCTTCCCCGAGGATCTGCCGCCCAAGTTCCGCTCCTTCCTGATCGACTTCATCGCGGTCAACATCCCGCAAATTTCCATTCGCTCGATCGTGGGCTTCGATCGCTTTGTGTACAAGCGGGGCACGGTCTTTCCGCCCGACCCTTCGGATGGGCAGATGTTCGGGTACGAGGTGGAGTCGGGGATCATCTGGCAGTTTCGTTACGACTCGACCATCGCGGATGCCTTCAAGTGGGTGTACACAGGAGGACCGCCTCGTAAGGCGACAATCGCCACGGCCGAAGGTACGACCTCGAGCAGCTACACGGCCTTAGCTACAGCGGGTCCCAGTGTTGTTGTTCCTCGCGCCGGCGACTACTACGTCTCACTCTCGTTCAAGTTGACGAGCTCGGGAGCGACGACGGGGGCCATGAGCTTCGACGTAGGCGGGACGGGGGCCAGCGACAACGATGCGCTCGCCCTTCACTGTGAGGGCGGAGCGCGCTTCGCGAACGCAACGCGGGTTGCTCTCAAGACGGGACTGACCGCAGGTACGACCCTCACCTCCAAGTACCGTGAGGCGGGAGCCTCTGGTTTCACCGTCACGTTCGCGCAGCGCTTCATATCAATCCTTCCTCTGCGAGTTTCCTAAAAGGAGGTCCCCTTGGCAAAGATCATAGTTCCGGCGCGGGGGCCGAAGGTCACGTATACCCCCGGCGGCGTTCCTCGTCAGCCGGGCTACTACAACCCGGGCAACCTCTGGGATACCGGACGGCCGGGCGAGTCGAACAGAGAGATGAACAACGGGCAGGGCGGAAGCCTGCCCGGCTGGGACTACGACCGGGGCGCTCCGATGGAGGGAGCGGTACTCGGGCCGGACGGGATGTACGTCCTCGAAGGCGGGGGCGGAGGCGCGGGAGGCGGGGCTCTTACCGGCTCTCCCTACTACCAGCAGGTTCTAGCGGCGGTCAACGCAGGCGCAGC